GCAACCTCAAGGAATGGTCAAACAACGCGCCTTCATACTGTCCATGATGATTGATAGAAGCAGGTGCGATGAAGAATCCTCGCTGTTTCAGCTCCCATACAATATCGGGAGAGATATGTTCACCCATGAACTCAGTGAGAGTGTCAATTCGTTTCTGTTCTTCTGCATTAGAGCCTATGTTCATTGGCATTAGATTTATCCTCCAACTCTATATATTTGTTCATATACCAAACAGCTTTCTTATAATCTTCGATACCGTTTTTACGCTTCGCACGATATAGGTATTTGAAAGCATTGCATTGACAAAAATGTTTTACAGTTTCTATTCCTTGTGTTTCAATCATTACATCAATGCACTCGTAATTCCCGTTCTCATAATGAGAAGGGTGATTTACTTTATCTTCCATAATTTCTCCTAAAAATTGCTCGTATTCCCAGCTTTATTCCGAGCCACCGCAAATTCCACATTCACTCATAAGGTACTTTTATTCGTCTGCCACGGTGTTTGTTTGAAATTAGCCTAACAGTGCGTCAAGGTCGAGACCCTTCTTCGGTTCTGCCACAGGAGCTTGTGTCTGTACCGACTGTGCTTGTGATTTCTGCTGTGGAGCAGTGCCACCTTCGCTACCAGTTATGTTCAAGGCACGAGCTACAGGTTCAGTGTCGAAACCGTCTGCAGGAGACTTGTTACCGAGATTTACGAAGGTGACCGTCTTCGTAGGGTCGTTACGGTTAGGCAGTACGGTATGAACAACCTCTGCACGAATGTAGTGATTGATAAGATCAGCAGGGTCAACATCTTCCAGCGTGAAATCGTTCATCGCTGTTTTTGCAAAATACGAGAAAGCATTAAGAGCTTTTTCGTTGATTTCATCGTTTTGGTCCTTGATACTGAAACGCTCTGTGTGGGTAACCCCCTGTGCGTTCACGAGCTTGACAATAATCTTGCCGAACTCTGCGTCATAGCTTGCGTCATAAATGCGGAACACATAAGTTCCCTCCGGGATAACCATAAATCCGCTTGTCATAGGTATTCTTGCCATTGTTAAAATCCTCCATTATTTTGATTTGATAGCACTTACAGTCATTCTGTAAGAGGTTTCCTCGCTGGTGGAGCTGTATTTCTCAAACAGTCCGTCAGTCTTGAGAGCTTCTTCATTTACTTTTGTTACTTCCTTCGTGGTACGAGCGAGAGACCATGCGTATTTAGCTCCCTTAATGTCAACCTTCTTATCACCGTCACGGAACTGCTTCATAGCGTGTTCTTTCAGAAGGTCATTGAGCTTTTTCAGTCTCTTTTCCTTGTCAGCTACGGTAGCAGATACAGCGTCAATCTCACTCTTGAGACCTTCGGCTTCGGCAATGAGAGATTCAACATCTGCCTCCGGGGAGAGAGTGTTTGTACGAAGGGCTTTCAAAATCTCTGCGTCCTTCTTTTCATCGTAGACCGGGGAAATGCCTGTGTCAACATAGTCTTTCCACCACTGTTCGACCTGTGCCACCATCTCTGCAAAGTTAGGGTATCTCTCTGAAACCTTAAACTCAACAGTAATGGTGTTTGCAGCACATGGCTTGTACTTTGAAGGGTCTTCATAATCCTTTTCCTCAAGGAATGAAGCAACCATGATAACATCGTCTACACCCAACAGGTAAGCGTAGAGAGCCGCCTGTAAAGCGTAATACTCTGGTACATCGTTCTCCCAATCCTCAGCTCGCTTTGTGGTCTTCATTTCAAGAACCGATTCAACTTTTCCGTCTTCATCAAGTCCAAGATAATCCCACATTCCTCCGAGGTGCTTGTTCTCCTTGAAGAAATCTCCATAGGTTTTGTTGAAGTAATCTTTGCCCCAAATATCAGAAGGGGAAGTAATTTCCATACCGTAGGATTTCTTCATGTATGCCGCCTGTAAAGGCTCGATTGTCTTACCAGCGATGGTGTAGATTGTGTCCTCAAAAGGTACTTCGTAGGTCTTTGTGATAGCACACCACATCTCAAAAGGTGTAGACCAAGGGTTTAAGCCAAGAATTGTTGCAAATCGTGTGCCGGTAACCTTTTTGGTTCTCTTAGGTGGGTCAATCTGAATTTGTTTGCTATCAAGCCATTTCATTATTCATTTCCTCCTCGGTTTCTTTTTCACCAGTAAGCATTGCTCTGATATACTTATGAGGTACATCTGCTTTTACCGCATTGACCAGTATATCTGCTGTTGTGTTTCCTTTTACTAAGTTATAGAAGTTAGTAAAAGTCACATCAACTCTATCTTCTTTCCCAAAACTATCAGCTAGTCCCATTATTCATTTCCTCCTTCTTCCAACATTGCGGAAATCTTCTGAATGATAGATTCGCAATCAGATTTTGTGATAACAGTAAATCCTTCTGTTTCAACAGCGATCTTTGCGATAAGCTCCTCTTTGGAAGGGTCAGCATCCTTGAGCTTTTTCAGCACATTCTTGAGACCTTTAATCTGCAATGCGGTAGCATTTCCCTCTTTAGCGGTCAGCTCTTTCTTTACTTCCTGTCTCTGTTCGGGTGTTGCTGGTGCTTTCTTCTCTGTCTGTGGGGCAGAAGGAGTAGCAGGAGCGAATTCACCCTTGCCGATATTTGCGTCAATGGAATCGCTTTCGCAGATATCGAGAGCCAACATATACAGGTAGCGTCTCATGTAAGTAATAGAAGAACCGAGAGCTTGCATTTCGTTTGTAGCCTGTTTTCCGGTGTTGCTGACGATAGGCTCAATCTGATTAAAAGGTGCGATGAACGGAATCACTTCTTCCGGATTCTCGGTGTTGATAATGTTCATTGTTGCAACATCGCTGGTGAAGTTCACGACTGCGATAAGACCTAACTCTACAAAGATTTTTGTTGCAGTAGGTACAATATCGTCAAGCTCGAAATACTTGAATGAGAGGTGCATATTCTTACCTGTCTTCTTAGCATCCGATTCAAGGAACTGTCCTCGTGCCATAATGAGTTTCTGATACACATTGAGTGTTTCTGTTTTTGGTGTTGTTGCCATTTCTTTTTTCCTCCTTGTTTTCTTCTCCGGCTTTATGCCTTTGAAATCGTTTATTCGTTTATTTGCCATTTCGATGTAGAAGGTCTTATCCACATCGGAAATGCTTAATTGATTGTCGTTGTCGATGATACAGTGCTCTGGAAGACTTTCGATTTTTGCTGTGGAATCGTCCTCAGCTTTCACCTTGAACAGTTTTCCGTACCGCTGGTCTGCGGTAGCATAAACACGATTTACTTTCTGCACTGGTTCTTTCTTATCTCCGACAACATGATAGGCTTCTTTGTACTTCATGCCAGCCTTGGCAATAATCTGAAATTGGAAGATGTCTGTACAACCGTTTATGGTTTCCTCAACAGGTGTGCCGTTCACGAAATACTCTTTCAGAGCAGTAGCAACGATACAGCACGAATTGTTGATGTTGAACGCTCCGGCAGTGGAGACACCCTTTACGAGATAGCCACCTTTTGCCTTGGCTTTCCCCCCAGGCTGAACCTCAACGTAGTTGTTTACGTCTTTCTGTGCGATTTTGATTACTACGTCTTCCTCTAGTTCAAAGCCTGTCCGAGTTTGCCACTCGTCACAGATTTCTCTCACTTGCTGGAGTTGAGAATCGTCAAACTCAATCATAATTCCGTCAGTGTTTACTTGAAAAACTCTCAGTCCGACAACCGATTTGAACAGGTTTTGCGCCAGTTCTAAGAGAAACAACTGTCCTGTAATACATACAGACCTGCCCATCAGAGGGTCGTAAAGGTCGTTATACTGATTCAGCATCGCACCGTAGGCCGTATTCACAACCAGCTTGAGGGTATTTGCAGTGGCTTTATCGCCACTTGCCTTTGTTTTCATTCGGTCATTAAGCACGTTCTCAAAGGTTTCCGCTGACGGAATGTTCCTTGAAGTGTATCCACACAATGTCATTAAGTGCGGATAGTAACTCGCAACATCGTAGTTTCTGACTATCCTCACGCAAGCACCTCCCACATTAAATTCGGAATAGCCCCATGAATCCCGCCATAACCAATGGTTACAGGACATTCTCCAATCGACAGATTTAGCTTGCTGCTGAACAGCTCTTTGTCAGAGACATCCTGGTTGTACATTCTGTCGAAGAAATCAAATACCTCTTGAGGAATCCATTCTTTTAGAAGATTATCGGGGTACACATACTTTCTTTCATCATCGTGTGGGCTTGCCCTTGCTTTCAGCATTGCCGCTGTCAGC